GGACCACAAGGTGGCGGTAGTCTAAACGGTGCTGCCATGAAGTCAGAAGCACAGACCCAAATGGATGGCCTAATTGAGCAACTCAAAATGTATGTGGATGGGTCACAACCACTTACATTTGTTATTGGCTAAACTGCTCGTACTTTCTTTTAAATTTCATGCTATAATGCGGTATGGACTTAATGATCGACATTGAAGGTTTGGCCACTGGCCCTGAAGCAACAATACTGACCATTGCGGCTCAGGCATTTGATCCGCTGGGCACAGGTTACTACGAACACAAATACTATGCTCGAGTAGATCTTGAAAGCCAAGAGAATCGTACCATTGAACAAGGCACTATAAACTGGTGGGCTACACAAAAAGAAGCCCAACAAGAAGCCTTTGCTGAATATGGGCGAATTCCGCTAGATCAAGCACTGGATGAATTACACCGGTTATGCTGGAAGTGCAATCGTATCTGGATGAATGGTCCCACATACGATGCCAACATCCTGGAGCATGCCTACAAGAGTTATCACAAACCCCTGCCTTGGCAGTATTACAAGATTCGTGATGCACGAACAGTGTATAGTTTGTGGCCAGGGTTGCCCAAGCCTGCTACCAGTCACCATGCGCTGGAAGACTGTCGCAGACAAATTGATTTGTTACAAGCAACTCTGCAACATTTAAACATAACTGAACTAGCATGATCATTTCTCGATCTGCTGAATTTTTGTTCAACAGTTGCTCTGACACCGCGGTAGAAATATTTTGCAACAAAATTGTTGCTAAAAAACCCACACATGTTTTTTTGACTGTGTTGTGGGAAACTTATGAGTGTTCAGATTACTGCAAAACAGTTGATGAATATTTTTACTCTCGCGGTATTCCTACCACCTGGGTTACAACCACCTGGGCCAAAGATAATATCAGTTGGCAGCAACTGCAAAATCAAGTGGTGTTCGTTGATTTTTGTCTTTTGCGGTCTCATCAGGAAATTGTGGTCAGACACAAAAGCAAAATTAATTTAACCTGGAATCCAGACGCTGACCATTATTTGTTTTTGACTGGAAAACCTCACAAAATAAATCGTGCTGGCTTGCTGTATAAACTGCATCAACAAGATTTACTCAAACAGTGCAATTACAGTTTTTTCATGCATCAAGGCATGTGGCAACAGACTAAAAATGTGTTGCCTGAACTGTCAGATGCTGAATTTGTTGAATTTATAAACAAGTATCAACAATCTCCGGACAATGTGACACCCACCATGCAAGTCCATGACATACACTATGGTGGTATACCTTATGATCATGAAATGTATAGCAATTCATTGTTTCGGTTGATTGCTGAAACAGGCATGAATTACACACCACCTTGGCTGTCTGAGAAAACGTATTTGACCATACTCAACAATCAACCTTTTGTCATTGCTGGTGATATTAATAGTTGTCAATATTTAAAGACCCTGGGGTTTGAAACTTTTGATAACATGTTTGACACACCGTCATATGACAACATATTAGACCCTATTGAAAGATTGAACACTGTGATTGAGCATGTCAAGCAGTGGTTGAATGGCAACTTTGACCGGACTCGAGTGAAAAATATGGTCGAGCACAACTATCATCAGTTTGAAAATGTAGTGTTAAATACCAAGGACAATTTTAAAAAAGCCACTGGGTATGACATTATCAATGCGGTTAACACACGAGACGACATTACAGGATTTTAAATGATAATTGGAATTTGTGGATTTATTGGCTCAGGCAAAGATACCATTGCAGATTATCTTGTGAATTTGCATCACTTTCGCAGAGAAAGTTTTGCCAACACACTCAAAGACGCTGTGTCACAAGTGTTTGGTTGGGACAGAACCATGCTGGAAGGCCGCACAAAGCAGGCCCGTGAATGGCGTGAGCAAGTGGATCCATGGTGGGCTGAACGACTGGGCATACCGCACTTGACTCCACGTTTTATTCTACAACAATGGGGCACAGAAGTATGCCGCAAAAACTTTCACGATGACATCTGGATTGCCAGCCTGGAAAACAAACTACGCAATTCAAAGGATGATGTTGTTATAAGTGATTGCAGATTTCCCAACGAGATCCAAGCAATTAAACAAGCAGGAGGCATTGTGGTGCGTGTGGTGCGTGGGCCTGAACCTGAGTGGTATGATGCGGCTGTGAGTGTAAATCGTGGACCCAATGGTAACAGCACCTGGGCATTGAGTGGGCGTCGATTAGATCAACTGGGGGTGCATGCTAGTGAAACAAGTTGGGTGGGCACACAGTTTGACGTAGTGCTGGACAACAATAGCACACTGGACAATTTATATCAACAGGTCAAGCGTCTGGTTCAAGATCACCCGCCCGCCAAGTAACTTCTGTCCGGGCTATTTCTTCCACACAATTTCGGCATACTGTGCGTAGGTTTCTCAATGCTGTGTTGTTGAGATCTCCATCCACATGATACACTAACAACTGACTAGTAAATCTTGCCTTGAACCCGCATCTATCACATGCGGGTTTTTTCTTGTAGCCTGCTGATTTCCAACGCGGTTCTCTGGGCTTGATTCCTCGCCCCCGGCGTTGGCAAGTTTCACAGCGGCTGCGATAGTGTGTGACATCTTCCCGGATATAGTTCACAGCACAAGGGCGTTGATTGCAGGCTTGACAAATGGGTCTCATTGGGTATTTAGCACCTGGACCTTTGGCAAAGGGCGGTGTAAAACACCTTTTTTTGGGTATGCCAATAAATATCAATAACTTGAAAAGGAATCAACCATGGCACTAGTATCACCAGGCGTAGAAGTACAAATAATTGACGAAAGTCAATATATCCCTTCTGCTGTAAACACAGTCCCTTATTTTTTAATTGCCACAGCACAGAACAAAGCTGACGCAGCCGGTGTAGGCGTGGCAGCAGGCACAACCGCTGCCAATGCAAACAAAACTTATCTCATTACCAGTCAGCGTGATTTGGCAGCCACATTTGGTGTGCCATTCTTTTACAACACCACAACTGGAACACCAATCAATGGTTACGAACTCAACGAATATGGTTTGTTGGCAGCGTATAGTTCATTGGGGGTTACAAACCGTGCTTATGTTCAGCGTGTTGATATTGACCTAACAGAATTATCTGCAAGTTTGAGTCGCCCTACAGGCGATCCTGCCAATGGCACATACTGGTTAGATACCAGCACCAGCACCTGGGGGGTGTTTCAGTGGAATCAAACCACTGGCGAATTTACAAATTATGTCCCCATTGTGATCACAGACACAGCAGATGTGGTAAACTATGCTGGTGGCAACTATACTCCACTTACTACAATTGGCACCATTGGCGATTATGCTGTGACCGCAGTGGCTCTTGGCAACGGCGGCTGGTATAAAAACATGGACAATGTCTGGGTGTATGTGGGCAGCGATGACTGGAAACTTTCATGGCCCACACTTCAAGGTTCAGTCAGCAACCCTAGTCTAGCCGGCACTTTTGGTTACAACATGTATATCAATGGCCAATTGGTAGCAGTGCCAGCTGGTCAGACAGTGAGTGCATTCAGCACTGCAATCAATGCTGCGTTGCCATATGGCACATACGGGTTTTATACTGAAGTAGTTGATGGCAAGTTGACATTCTATGCAGATTCAACTGCCACAAACGACGGATCAACTGCCGATGGCGGTATTGTTAGTATTACTCCTGGACCCAACAACGGTGTAGCATTGCTGGCCGCACTGGGCATCGAAGCCATCGAATATTTGACTCCTGAGTATTTTCCAGGCTACAGTTATCAGGCTCCACGTTGGAGAACTACTGATACCAGCCCACGCCCCACAGGCAGTGTATGGCAAAATCTCAGCTCGGCCAACAATGGTCTGAGTTTGAAAATCAAACAATACAGTGCAGCACTGGCCACTTGGATTACACAAACAGTGGCTCCATATGCCAACGATGCTGCTGCCAACTATGCGCTTGATCCTTCAGGTGGTGGCAAAAACATTCCTATCGGCACAACTTACACAGTGTATAATGCTTCGGCTTACACTTACAACCCTTCAAGTTCATTCCAGATCTTTGAAAGAGCTGCACTAGGCGCAACAGTGGTCACAGGTGATGTGTTGAATCCAACATTTGTCAATGGTAATTCATTCCAATTGAGTGCATCAGTAGCAGGTTCATCAACATTTACCAACTACACAGTGACATTGACTGGAACCACACCAAGTGCATTTGTCAGTTCAGTTAGTGCAGCCAACATTCCTTATGTCAGCGCAAGTGTAAACAGCGCAGGTGCTATTGTGTTTACACACAGTCAAGGTGGAACTATGCTGGTAACCAATCTCACTGGCACTCCAATTACCACTGCTGGATTTTTGACCACAACACAATATGTTCACGCCAGCAACACCACCGCTGGACAATTGGTATTGAGTAACTGGGTAACTGATCCTGAATTTACATACACAGCCAGCACAACAGCTCCAGATCAAAATCCTACTGACGGCCGTTACTGGTATTACAGCAGTGTGAGCGATGTTGATATCATGATCCAAGACAATGGTATTTGGCAAGGTTATCAAAACGTTACCAATGACACACGTGGATTTGACTTGACCCTGACCAATGCGTCAGGTCCGATCGTGGCAGCAACTGCGCCTCTCACACAAAACAATGCTGCAGAAAGTCCATTGGTATACGGTGATTTGTGGGTTGATACCAGTGATTTGGAAAACTATCCTAGATTGTATCGCTGGCAATCAGTGAGTGGCACTGATCAATGGGTAGCAATTGATACCACAGATCAAACCACACAAAATGGTGTGTTGTTTGCAGATGCACGTTGGAGCACCAGTGGCGCTACCAATCCTGTGACAGATGCGTTGCCAACAATCGAAAGTTTGTTGACCAGTGATCACCTGGACTTGGATGCACCAGATCCTGCATTGTATCCCCAAGGTATGCTGTTGTGGAACACACGTCGTTCAGGTTACAATGTAAAAGCATTTACTACCAACTACTTTACCACAGCCAACTATCCTGATGCTGGCGCATACAATCCTGCAGCACCTACCAACAATGCCAACTTGCCCAATTACAGTTATACCTGGGTAACCGCAAGCGGTAACAAAGCTGATGGTTCAATGTATTCAGGTCGCCAGGCACAACGTGCATTGGTCGTGGCTGCATTGAAATCAGGTATTGATACCAGCTTGGCAGCAAGAGAAGAACAAAATCAATTCAATTTGATTGCTACTCCTGCATATCCCGAATTGGCTGTTAACATGGTAGCACTTAGCAACGAACGTGCCAACACATTGTTTGTTGTAGGCGATACACCAATGCGCCTGGCAGGCAACGGCACAGATCTTGCAACTTATGCCACAGACAACGGCGGACTTGGATTGTCAACTGGTGATGGTTTGACCATTGGTAGTGCTTATGCTGCTGTGTTCTATCCCAGCTGCCAGACCACAGACTTGTCAGGCAACACAGTTGTAACAGCACCAAGTCACATGATGATGCGCACAATCTTGCGCAGTGATGCAGTGAGCTATCCATGGTTGGCACCTGCTGGCACACGCCGCGGTGTTGTTGACAATGCCACAGCAATTGGCTATATCAACAGTGCAACAGGCGAGTTTGTGCAAATTGCTGTGAGCCAAGGCCTGCGTGATGTTCTGTATCAAAACAACATCAATCCAATTACCTTTATTCCAGGTATTGGTATTACCAACTTTGGTAACAAAACACGTCAAGGTGCCACAACAGCACTGGATCGTATCAACGTTGCACGACTGATCTGTTTCTTGCGTGGACGTTTGGAAGAGATTGGCAAACTGTATTTGTTTGAACCCAATGATCAAATCACACGCAATGAGATCACCAACACTGTGAACAGTTTGATGATTGACTTGATTGCCAAACGTGCTATCTATGACTACCTGGTGGTTTGCGACTTGAGTAACAACACTCCTGCACGTATTGACCGCAATGAGTTGTGGGTTGACGTGGCTATCGAGCCAGTGAAAGCAGTGGAGTTTATCTACATTCCACTGCGTATCAAGAATACTGGTGAAATTGCAGGCGGCAGTGCAGCACAGTGATGAAACAGGGGGCCTTTTTGAAGGCCTCCATTTCAGGTAAATAAAACAACAGGAGAAATAACAAATGGCAGTTTCATCATTACAGAGAATGACAGTACCCTTGGCAAGTGACCAAAGCTCACCAACCCAAGGTCTGTTGATGCCCAAACTCAAATATCGCTTTAGAGTGATGTTTGAAAATCTTGGCGTGAGCACACCAAGAACAGAATTGACCAAACAAGTTGTGAGCTTTGCTCGTCCCAATTTGACATTTGAAGAAATTTCATTGCCAATTTACAACTCAACATTAAAACTGGCAGGTCGTCATGCCTGGGCCGACACCACATGCAGTCTGCGTGATGATGCGTCTGGTCAAGTCAGCAGATTGGTTGGCGAACAGTTGCAGAAGCAAATGGATTTCTTGGAAATGAGTTCAGCAGCGTCTGGTATTGATTACAAGTTCACAACCAAAGTTGAAATCCTGGACGGTGGCAACGGTGCCAACGAACCAGTGGTGTTGGAAACATGGGAACTGTATGGCTGCTACCTCAAAGGTGCCAACTATGGCGACTTGAACTATGGCACTAACGAAGCTGCCACAATCGAACTCAGCATTGCTTACGACAACGCCAATCAGACACCTGAAGGCACTGGAGTTGGTACTGCAGTTGGCAGAACTTTAGGCGACGTGGTAACCGGCGCAGGCGTCTAAACATGCCAACGTTCGGCCAGGACTTTTTAAAAGGGTTCTACGGCAACAACAGCTTGCGTGACTACCAACACGCAAGCCGTACATTTACTACCAACGCCTACGAACTCAAACCCCGATTCAAGTTTCTCTTTCATGTCAGCTTCACGCTGAACGTGCAAGAGATTCCTGCATTGCGTGGTGCAATGGGCAACGATGACATAACCAGTTTGAGTTACATTGTCAAAACAGCAGACTTGCCCAAGTATAATATCGAAAACGAAACACTGAGTCAATACAATCGCAAACGTGTGATTCAGAAAAAAATCAACTATGAGCCTTGCACCATTGTGTTTCATGACGACGGTGGTGATGTGTCTCGTAACATGTGGTACAACTACATGGCCTACTACTACAAAGATCCAAGCCAACAGTATCTAGCACCCAACAACACCAACGGCAGCATTGGTCCCAGTGCCAATCGTCAAGCAGGATTTGGATACAATGCTAGGGACATCTACAATGATGTGCGACAAGTCAACGATTGGGGCTACATCGGCGAATCGTTCAATGATGGCACTAGCACAGCATCTGGCAAACCACCATTCTTCCGAGACATTAGAATTTACGGCATGGACCAGCACAAGTTTGCTGAGTATGTGCTGATCAATCCATTAATCACAAACTGGAGTCATGATCAATACAGCTATGCTGAAGGTGCTGGCATCATGCAAAACTCAATGACCATTGCGTATGAAACTGTGAAGTATTACACAGGTGCTGTGGGCAAACGTCAACAAGGTGGAGACACCAATGTGCAAGGATTTGCAGATCATGCGCACTATGACACCACTACCAGTCCTTTGTCAAGAGCAGGTGGTGTTGCCACAGTGTTTGGCCAAGGCGGCTTGTTGGATGCTGGTGTTGGTATCTTGGAAGACTTGCAAAGCGGCAGTGTGTTGGGTTTGATTGGTGCAGCACAAAAAGCTGGCCGAACCTACAACACATTCAAAGGCAAGAACTTGGCAGCCATCACCAAGAGCGAAGCAACGGCCATTGGCACAAACACTGTGATACAAGCATTGCCAGGCGCCACCAGAGCAGTGGCCAATCGTGCTGACGGCTGGATATTCCCTCAAGCACAAGCCCAGCGGCAAGCCGCAGCACAAGCACAAGGTAGAAACAATCCCAATCCTGGAGCATAATTCGTGAGCACAGTAAATTACGCAAATCCCAACACAGACCTAACAGTCAGAGTGTTTGACAGTTTCTATGATTACGATGTCAACGTTCCTGTCAACGAATATGATGCAGTGCATAGTTACTTTCTGTCACAAATGACATCACGAGTAGCTGCTGGAAACTTTACTGTGAGCTTGTTCAGAGTGTCAGAAAGCACCGGTATACCAGCACTGACATTGTTGCAACAGATGCAGGGCAACAACGGTGTCAATATCAATGTCAACATGGCCTACTACTTGAATCAAATTCGCAGCAGAGCCACGTTGTTGGGTGTGGGGGCAGCAGTTACTCCCAACTACTATCAGGCCAGAAACATATTGTCATGAGTCACTGGGCACAAGGTCCTTACACAGTGATCAACACAGCCAAGTATGTGGGCAACGGCACACCGCGTTATAGATCAGGTTGGGAACTGAGCTTTATGAAATTTTGTGACACCAATGACAATGTGTTGCAGTGGGCGTCAGAGAGCATTGCTATTCCCTATCGGCATCCACTCACAGGCAAGATGACACAGTATATTCCGGACTTTTTGATCACTTACAGAACTCGCAACAACACTGTGAAAGCAGAGTTGATCGAGATCAAACCCAAAAAGCAAAGCGTGATTGAATCAAAAATGAGCAACAAAGACCGTGCTATTGTGGCCATAAACTATGCCAAATGGGATGCCGCAACCAAGTGGGCCAGAAGCAACGGCTTGACTTTTCGCGTGATTACCGAGAACGATATGTTTCACAACGGCAAGTCTTGACCCATAAATAGGGCATGACTCGTAAACTCGAAGAACTGTTTGAATTACCTCCCGCCGAAGATGCTCCTGCTGCGGATGTTGGCTCTCCCCCAGTAGAAGATCTACGCACTCAATTACAAACCCTGGACGAAACCATAGACAAAGTAGATGCTGCTTTGCCCGGCGTGCGTGGCTTGGAAAGCAGTGATGAAGAAATGGATGGCTTGGCCGAACTGGCCAAAGACAGCTACAAAGACCTCATGGATCTTGGCATGCAAGTTGATTCAAGATTTGCCAGTGAAATATTCTCAGTGGCTTCAAACATGCTGGGACATGCTATCACAGCAAAAACAGCCAAGTTAGACAAAAAACTCAAAATGATTGACTTGCAGATGAAAAAGATCCGATTGGATCAACAACAGCAAGTTATTGACTCTAAGAAAATTGAAGCCGGCGACGGTGAAGCCATGCAAACAGCACAGGGCATGGTGTTGAGTCGCAATGATCTGCTGGATCGACTGCTGGCCGGCAAAGACCAAAAAGATAAAAAAGAATAAATATGATACAGGAACCTGATATGAAACCATTTGCACATTACCTAGCCGAAAGCGAACGTACCTACAACTATCGTATCAAACTGCTGGGTAAACCGCCTGGTGATTTGGTCGCACAGTTGAAGAAAAAGTTGGATCAATTTGATCCTGTCAAGATGGGTGAACCCAAGACCACCCCTATACAGATCATTCCCACTGACTTTCCCAATCACAAAAACGACTCAGTAACAATGTTTGATGTGAGCTTCAAGTATCCAGCCATCGAACCACAGATCAAACAACTGGCACAGTTATTGGGCTTTGATCCCAATCACATCATCATGCAGACCACACCATATGTGGATGGCTTGGTGGATGAGTATGAACGGATTGATGCCGAAAGCAAAGACTTGCTGAATGACACAGACTATCCTGCTCCTGATGCAGAACAACGGGCCTTGAGCAAAGATTATGCTACTGGTCCTTATGATCATGCTGTGTTGAAAAATGCTTACCGTTCAGACTTCACCGTGGCTGGTGGCAAGACACCTCCTGCCAAAACCACAAATGATATTCCAATGGGCAACAAGAGCCCAATGACCAAGATCAATCGCCCCGCAAAGCCAGCCACTGGCGCACAACCAAGAGGATAATACAATGAGTTTCTTTTATGATTTAAACAAAAAACTAGACGCCATCCGCGAAACACCAAGCAAGACACATGGTCAGTTAAATGAGCGCGACATGGGCAAGCACAATAATGCCACCACAGGGTTCAAAGCCTTGGCTGACAAAGCCGGCAAAGAATATGGCTCAAAGGCTGCTGGCGAGCGTGTGGCTGGTGCTGTCAAGGCCAAGATGGCCAAGGCTGGCAAGTTGGAAGAAGAAGGCATGAGCCGTGCTGCCAAGGGTTATGAAAAATACGGCAAAGAAGGCATGGAAGCATTGGCCAAGGCTGGTCGTGATGGCAAAGCCCTTGATCCTATTAGAAAAAAGTACGACAAGTATGACAATAAAGAAGTAGATGAAGGCGTCATGGACACAGTAAAGAACGTTGGCAAGCGAGTTGCCAGCGGTGTCAACCGGTTAGTTGGACATGGCAGTGATGAAGACATGATCAAAGACCTGCAACGCAAGTCAGGTGCTCCTGTCACAGGCAAGAAGCCAGCCACTGCACCAAAACAAAAGCCAATGCATCCAGCAGATGAATATGATTACTTTACTGGACGTGATAAGGTGCGTGGTGGTGAGCAACAAGTCAAAGAAAAACTAAGTCCAGCAAAACAAAAAAGTTTTGCAGCATTGGCACCTCCCACAGACAAAATCACTTTTGCTGACAAGATTGCTGGCGCCAAAAAAG